CACTTGGATATCACCGCCTTGATCAGGGAACTTACTTTCGATGCCAAGTATTAAAAGAGAGAGTGTCGGTCCACCTAGCACTTCAGCAATATACGAAAGACCATTCGGGACACTCTCTGAGTTATATCTTACTATATCACACTAGAGATACTTTGTCAACCATATTCTCAAACTTTTTCAGCGCGTCCTCATATGAAGTTTCGAATACCTCACTGTCAGAGAAGTATGAGTTCTTCTTCACCTCTATCTCATACCGATAGTTCCCATATGACCAGAGGTACATGGGAGTAACATCATCAAGGCTGCTCTTGCCTGTTGCACATAGTGTAGTCATATCAAAGTCTCCGTTGTTTTCTCAGTATACCTAACTATACCATACGCAGAGGATAATGTCAATGGCTAATAATCACTAAAACCAATCCTCATCCTCAGCACATGCTAGACGCAGTGCAGTCAGACCCATGAACTTATCCAGTGCTTCAGTAGCAGCAACCTCTGCATCATCCTCTGCATAACCCTTAGCAGCAAAGTCTGCCTTGTACTCAAAGAACTTATTCTCTAGGAACGCCTCTTCGTAATACTCATAACTCATCTATATGTCTCCATAACCACTCTACATACCCTTTATACACCATTGTCAAGGGATTGTCAAGTACTTTCTGCAATTAAATACAAAAAAACCTCAGATATTTCACTGAGGTTCTTTGATATTGAGCCGATAGGTTGCAGACTTTAACCCACACTACTCTATGTTTTTTTATACCTTTTTAATGATTCGGTATTTATGGGTCTATTTGGGTCTGTTTGTGGATATTCTTCCGCATTCTCCTTCACCCTCTGTATATCCTCCCATATATCCCATTGTATTCTATTCTTATACTCTTCTAGTTTATTCATTATCCAGTTCTTTCAGTCTATTCTTGCTTGCTTGTACCCATGATTGTACACTCATGTGGTCTTCATATTCCTTATTGTTCTCATACTCTCTTATTACATACTCGCAGCATTCTCTAGTTCTTCCGTGATATGTTAGATATGTCATCCGAAAAAGTCCTCCAGTGTTCCTTGTGTTCCATATGAGCTATCAATCAACCACTTTGCCTTCTCTGCGATAAACCTTAGTGGTTCTGCAAAACTCTTCTCAAATTGCATGTCATAGTCTATCTTATCCATTATATCCAGTTCTCTTGGTAATGTGGTGATAAATGAGAATGCAGATGCTTGATAGATGTTTGGTTCTTTCATATGCAGAAATCTTACCTTGTCACCCTCTTGTATATAAGGATACTTGTTGGATAGATTGTTCTTTTGTACGAGGTGATTATACAGTATTCCACCTTTGACATGTATAGGCGCACCCTGTTTAAACAGTCTATCTGTCCCTCTATACTTGGTTACGCCATTGCATGATCGGGGATATGCAATCTCTTCTGGTGGTAATTTCATGAATTCTTCACGGAAATCCTGTATGAATGTGTTCAGTTCCTTCTCCGTTCCCCCCATGAGAATGTTCATTGCACCCTTGATTTTTGCTCTGCATGGTGCAGGAGTGGATGATTTGACTGCTTCGATGCCCATCATCTTGAGTTTGGGTTCCTTATACCGTACTCCTTCAGAGTCATATACATTGAGAATATACCTCTTCTTGGCGGTCCAGATACCCTTATCCGCAATCACTTCACGGGCCATCTGCATCTTCTGGTCATATGCATTCATATGCGTTGCAAGAGCGAGATAAGACTTATCAATAAACGGTTCCAACTTCTCTTTTGCAAGTTTATCCAAGAAGGTGACGACTTTGCCAGTCTCTTGTCCCTCTCCAAAGATTTTATGTACCAGTGCGTCAAAAGTAATGTACACTGAGTCCGTATCCGATGCAATAACATAGTCTATTTTCTCCGTCTTGAGTATCTTGTTCAGATGTATATTCAGTGCCTTTTCGATCCATCGAATAGACAATTGTCCCGCAGTGGTGATGGCAGTGGCAATAAGAAGGTCATAATACCGAAACCAGTTGTTGCCGATTGCACCATATGCGGAGTTCAGTGAAATCTTCTTTGCCATCTGAATGTTGTTATACTTGGATATATCCTTCAGAAGTGCAGGGTTCTTGGTATCCTCGTACTCCTGTTCCGCCTGCAGCATCAGCTTCTTGTACTTCACACGGTCATTGTACATGCTCTCCATCAGTTCTGGTAGAAAACCCTTGACATCCTTGCGGAAAAATGCACCATTGGGTGTCATGCAGTATTCAGTGTCATTCTTTGCCTTACCCTCTAGCAGTTTATCCACCATACCTTCTGCAAGGTCAGCACCACTATTGACAAGCGTCTCTGGTGAGATGTTATACTGCATGATCAGATGTGGATACAGGGAGTTAAGGTCAAAGGACATTACCCAGTTGTGCATACCCACCTGTGGGTCTTTCACATATGCACCCTCGTATTTCTCGTTCTTGCCATGTTCTTTCTTGGGTGGAATGACCAGATTTCTCTCACGAAGGTGATTATAGATGAGAATATCCCAGTATCGCACCGTGCCCAACACATCTGTTAGGTTGACCTTTGCCTCGTATGCCATCGTCAGGCATAGCTCAATGAGGCGCATCTTATCCTCTAGTTTGTCAACCAGTTCCACGTCAGTGATGTTGTATTCGATGAATGACTGATAATCGTGAGTATACCACTCACGGAAAGTGTCAAATGGATTGCCATCCTTACGTTCACCCAACTCCACATATGCGATATGGTCCAGTGTGTACCGTTCTTGGTTCGTATATGTGAACTTCCGATACAGGTCGTAATAGTCCAGTGCAGATACCCCGTCAATGGTGTAAATCTGGTGTGTTCTACCCATCTGATACACCTGGCGATCAAATACGTTGCGCCATGGGGATAGACGTTTCACCTCATCCTCGTCAAACACTCGTTTGATACGATTGCAGATATAGGGAATATCGAAGAATTCAGTGTTCCATCCTGTCACGATATCTGGTACATTTCTCTCCCAGAACGCAAGAAACTCCTTGAGCAGATGAACTTCACTCTCGCACTTGATATATGTCACATCATCACGGTCATTACGAAAATCATGCAATCCCCACACTACAATGCGTTTGGTTTGATGATTCTTGACGGTAATGGACAGCATGGGCTCCAGTGCGTCCTCTGGTTTCGGAAAACCGTTCTCGCACTCCACCTCAATATCGATGGTGATGACAAGCATCTGGTCCAAGTCCCAATCGACACGGCGTGGATACTCGTCTGCAATCCAACAATAGGGATATTGCGTGTTACCAAACACGATATCCTGATTGTCTCTATCTGCAATCCAATCCTTTGCATCACGAATGGAGTCGAACTTATGTGGTAAGACACTCTTACCGTCGAGCGTGGTGTATCCTGTTTTCTCCCTCGTATTCACAAGGTCGAATAGTGTGGGTTGATATTTAACTCTCTTGGTGAGACGTTTGCCGTCCTCGACATAACGTACCAGAAGAGAGTTGCCGTATTGAAGAACATTTGTATAAAAAGACATATGATGACTATATATCACTCACACCAATCTGTCAAGGTACTTGACACAGAATAATTAAAGTGATATAAATAGTGACATGGCAACAGGTTATTTAACAGAACAAAACTTACAAGTCAGTAGAGGTCTGATACAGGGCTCTACTGTAAGAAACATTTTTGGTTACCAAACAATCGGTGATACCACTATAAGGGTGTTATGGGAGTTTGCAAACACAAGTTATGTATACCCTACTGGTGCAATCACAATGACTGTTACTTCTGCTAGTGCGAGTGATGATGGTAAAACCTTATTGATACTAGGTCTAGACGCCAACTATGCTGAAATTTCAACAACGGTTACGATTAACGGTGGTGGTGATATTGATACCAGTATTCCATTTTTTAGAATTAATGATGTGATACTTACGTCAGGAACAACCAATGTGGGACTAATTACAGTACAAAACACAGGCAAGACTGTTAAGTACGCCGGTATTAGAGCAGAAGACGGTAGAAATCAGGCAAGTATATTTACTGTTCCCGCAGATAAAGAGTTTTACCTATATCGCATCGACGCATTTTCCAATGACAGTACGGCATCTAAACCTGCCATATTTAGAAATTTCACTAGAAATTCAAACGGACAAGAGTATAATACGGCAAGGACAAGTTTAGAGAACAACATGAATATACAAAGAAGATTTCCGTTTAAGTATAGTGAAAAAACAGATATACAGTTTCAAATGGCAACCTTTGCCGGTTCACATGAATTAGGTGTATTTGGCGAGGGTCTATTGGTAGATGTACCTAGAGTAATGGACGTATAACGATGGACACATTTCTAGAACTCCTCTCTGAAGATAAAGGTGGCAAGAACTTACATCTTGAACACCTTGAAGACGAAATACTCAACTATGGCGTTGATGGTGGACGGGCTGCAATTAACTTTCTCCGTTCTCTCCGTGATATGTTGGCAGGAAGTTCCCGTTCTTCCGTAAACATGACAGTTAAATGGGATGGCGCACCCGCAATCTTTGCTGGTATTGACCCAGCAGATGGAAAGTTCTTTGTCGCAAAGAAATCCGTGTTCAACGTCAATCCTAAGCTGTATAAGAGCAACGAGGAGATTGATGATGACTTGTCTGGTACATTGAACAGTAAGTTCAAAGTAGCCCTCTCAGAACTCTCTAAAATCGGTATAAAGGGTGTTCTACAGGGTGATTTGATGTTTACCGACGACATCGAAACTGATACAATTGATGGGGTGTCCTACTACACATTCCAACCCAACACCATCGTATATGCGGTTTCCACGGACAGTGATTTGGGTAAAGCCATGAATCGTGCAAAGATTGGTATTGTATTCCACACCACATATACAGGTGATGAACTACAGTCTATGAAGGCATCCTTTGGTGCAGATATCAAGGGACTCAAGAAGACTTCCTCAGTGTGGATGGATGATGCAACATACAAGGATACATCTGGAAGTAGCACATTCACAGACAAAGAGACACAACGAGTAACCAAATACCTCAGTGATACAGGTCGCACATTCCAACGTATCAATGCAAATGGACTAAAGGCGTTCCTACGTCTACAGGACAGTATGACAGGCAATCTGGCAGGTGCATCACTCAAGACATACAACAACAGTATGGTCCGTAAAGGTCAGAAGATTACTAATCCATCCGCACATGCAAAGGGATATGAGGATTGGGTCAGAATGCACTTCGACAAACAGATTGAGAAGGTTAAGAGTGATGCTGGTAAGAAAAAGTATCAGGACATGCAGAAAGAGTATGTTCGTGAGGTCAAGAAGCACACCAAGAACCTTGCCAACATTATTCAGTTTCAGAACCTACTTGTAGAAGCAAAACAGGTCATTGTAGACAAGTTGAACTCAGTTCGTCAGATGACCGATACGTTCATTCGTACTTCTAATGGTTATAAGGTTACTAGTCCAGAAGGTTACGTTGCGATAGACCGTGTAAAAGGAAATGCGGTCAAACTTGTTGACCGCATGGAGTTCTCCTTTAACAACTTCACCGCCATCAAGGCGTGGGACCGTTAAATACCCTTTGATTTCCTAGTATTCTGATTATCCCAACTGGTCACTCTTCTTAGATTATCAAGGTGATTATTCGTAGGATCATCATCAATGTGATCTATTACAATGGTCTTGCTTATATGGTTATACACACTAGGCAAATCTCTGACAATCTCCCACTCTTCCCATACTATACCCTCTGGTGGATTATCATATAATGGTGCCCATGTATCCATTATCATTTTATGTGCAACTATCTGACGCTTATGCTGATATCGTTGATGATGTAGAACTCCAGAACCATCTCCCCACCAATCTTTCTCTACCGTCATTATTGAGTAATCAATACAACCAATCACTCTACTGTTCTTATTATAGGCATATACCTTATGTCCTTCTATAAGTTTACCCTTCTTAACACTCCACACCTTACCACATTCACTCACTAACCACTTGTCATATACCTTACCGAAGCATATGGGTGGTTTCATCTCTATGTCTTTACCATCTATGTTCATGATGATATTGTCACTGTTCATATCGAATAGGTTCACACTAACCATACTTGAATTCTTTTCCTGATGCCTCCTCTAGTTGAGCCATAACATCTTCAGTGAAGTATGTCTCAGG